AGATGCAGGAATCGAGCGAGTTTCTCAAGCGCATCAACGTGCTGCCCGTGACCGAGCTCGAAGGCGAAAAGCTCGGCCTGTCCGTGTCCGGCCCGATCGCGAGCCGCACCGACACCACGAAGGCCGCGCGTCAACCGATCGACCCGACGGCGCTCGACAGCAACCGCTACCGCTGCGAGAAGACCGACTACGACACGGCGATTCCGTATCGCAAGCTCGACATGTGGGCGAAGTTCGCCGACTTCCAACAGCGCATCCGCGACGTGATCCTCAACCAGGGGGCGGTCGATCGCATCATGATCGGCTGGAACGGCGTGAAGGCGGCCGCGACGACTGACCGGCAGGCAAACCCGCTGTTGCAGGACGTGAACATCGGCTGGCTGCAACAGTACCGCGAGCGCGCAGCGCAGCGCGTGCTGCACGAAGGCGCGAAGCAAGCCGGCAAGGTGCTCGTCGGCAAGGCGGGCGATTACGAGAACCTCGACGCGCTCGTGATGGACATCGTTTCGTCGATGATCGACCCGTGGTTCCAGGAAGACACGGGCCTCGTCGTGATCTGCGGCCGCGAGCTGCTGCACGACAAGTATTTCCCGATCGTCAACGCGACGCAGGCGCCGACCGAGCGGCTCGCGGCCGATCTGATCGTGAGCCAGAAGCGCATCGGCAATCTGCCGGCCGTGCGCGTGCCGTTCTTCCCGAAGCGCGCGCTGATGGTCACGAAGCTGTCGAATCTGTCGATCTACTACCAGGAAGGCGCGCGCCGGCGCACGCTGAAGGAAGTGCCGGAACGCGACCGCATCGAGAACTACGAATCGTCGAACGACGCCTACGTGGTCGAAGACTTCGGCTGCGGCTGCGTGGCCGAAAACATCGAACTGGCGGCGGCATGACGATCAACACGCCCGCCCGCGCGCACTTCAATCGCGTCTCGGCCGCGCGCGCGGCGGCCGCCGCGTCGCCCGGCGCGACGATGAAGGGCGCGACCGCCTATGAGCTGATGCTCGCGAAGCTCGCGGCCGACCGCCGCGCGCTCAAGGGCATTCAGTCGATCGAGCGGAAGATCGAGCTGAAACGCAAGCTGCTGCCGGACTACGCCGACTACGTGGCGGGCGTGTTGAGCGGCGGCCGCGGCGCGCAGGACGACGTGCTCGTGACGGTCATGGTCTGGCGCATCGACGCCGGCGACTTCGACGGCGCGCTCGCGATCGCGGCCTACGCGCTCTCGAACGGGCTCACGCTGCCCGACCAGTTCGAGCGCTCGCTCGCGTCGCTCGTCGCCGAGCAGTTCGCCGACGCCGCGCTGTCGTCGTTCCTCGACGGCGAGACGTTCGACGCGGCGAGCCTCGAGCTCGTCGACGATCTGACGCGCGAGGCCGACATGCACGACCAGGTACGCGCGAAGCTGTACAAGGCGCTCGGCTACGCGACGCAGGCCGCCGCGCCGGCGCGCGCGCTCGACTATCTGCGCCGCGCGGTCGCGCTGAACGATCGCGTCGGCGTGAAAAAGGACATCGACCGACTGACGAAGCAGGTCGAAGCCGCGGGCCGTCGAGGCGACGGCGCCGACGGCACGTAAAGAGCCCACCTCGGCATGGCGGCACCGGCGCCCAGGCCCTACGCCTGACGGTCACGGGCCTTGTGCGCCGGTCCACCGCCACCTTATTGCGAACCGACCATGAACAGCTTTGTTGCCACCGCCGCGCCCGCCGTCGCGGCGACGCCGATCGAAGGCACGTTGACGAACGACGGCTTCTTCCCGGACATCGATCTGTCCGCGCTGCGCGACGCGATGCGCCTGGACGGCACCGTGACGGCCGAGCGGCTGCGGCACGCCGCGCGCGACGCGCTGCTGACCGTGAACGACGAGCTCGCCGCGTGGCGCGCCCGGCAGCGCGCGGCGGGCGCGGCGACGCTCGCCGACGTGCCGGCGCCGCGCATCGATGGCGAATCGGCACACGTGGCCCGCTACCGGCGCGCGGTGTACCACCTGACGCACGCGGACGTGACGGAGAAGTACCGCGGCTACGACACGACGAAGAGCGGCGGCCAGGTCGCGGCCGATCTGGCCGCGACGGTCGACGATTCGCGCCGCGCCGCGCGATGGGCGATCAGCGACATCCTCGGCATCGCGCGCTCGACGGTGGAGCTGATCTGATGGCCCGCCCCCTGTACCGCATTCGTCAGTTCGCGCAGTCCCGCGTGCGCGGCGGAAAGCTGTTCTGCGCCGGCGCGTGCCAGGTGCAGCAGCGCGTCGCTGGCCTGTTCTGGCTTGAGATTGCCTATTGCTCGGATCGCACCGGCGCGGAGGCGGCCATACGAGCCGCCGTGATCGCGCGCCGGCGAGCCCGGCTCAAGCCGCGCGTGCTCGGCCTGTTCGATCGCGACGGGCAGGCGCTCGGGCAATGAAGATCGCGGCGCTGCAAGGCGAGACGCTCGACGCGCTGTGCTGGCGGCACTACGGCAGCACGGCGGGCACGGTCGAAGCCGTGCTCGAAGCGAACCCCGGCCTCGCCGAGCTCGGCGTCGTGCTGCCGATGGGAACCGTCGTGGAGATGCCCGAGCGCCGCGCGATCGAGACGACCACGCCGCTATTGCAACTGTTTGACTGACCGGAGCCGAATGAATGGCTGAACCGAACACTTCTTCGGCCGCGGCGCTGTTCGCCGCGGTCGGCCTCGCCGGCATCGCGCCGGGCGTCGACGGCGACGCGCTAATCGGCGCGTTCGCGGGCGCGGCGCTCGTCGTCGTCACGTCGAAAGACCTCGGCCTCGCGAAGCGCGCCGCGTACATGCTCATCTCACTCGTGATGGGCTACCTCGCCGCGCCCGAAATCATCCACGCCGTGCCGATCCGCTCGACGGGCGTCGCCGCGTTCTTCGCGGCAGCGCTCGTGATCGCGGTCACGCTCACGCTGATCGAGCGCGTGAAGGGCATGGACCTGTTCGCGCTGTTTCGCAAGGGAGACTGACGTGCATGTCTCGTCCGCACTCGTCGCGCTCGCCGCGCACCTGGCCGTCATCGTGCGCGTGCTGACCTACCGCAAGAACGGCGCGCGGCATCGCTTCCACGTCGCGTGGGCGGCCTGGGTGATCGTCGCGATTTCGGGCGGCTCGGCGATCGAGCTGCTGTTTCATCCGAAGCCGACCGGCTTCTTTCACGCGGCGCTCGCGGTTCTGCTCGCCGTGTTGGTGTACCTCGCGCGCGGCAACGTCGCGCGCCTGCTACGGAGTGACGAAGCGTGAACATCCTTCGATTCAACGATCACGGCGCGGAAGTCGGACTGCTGCAGCAGCGCCTCGTGCGCGCCGGCTACCCGGTCGACGTATCGCACCTTTACGACGAACAGACCGAGCGAGCCGTCCAGACGTTGCAGGCGGCCGCGGGTCTCGTCGTCGACGGCATCGCCGGCCCGAAGACGTACCGGGTGCTCGCCAGCGGGCAGCGCGACCCTAAGCACCTGACGGACGCCGACCTCGCGCGCGCGGCCGCGACGCTCGGCGTATCGCTCGCGTGCGTGCGAGCTGTCAATGAAGTTGAGTCCCGCGGCGTCGGCTTTCTGGACGACGGCCGGCCGAAGATTCTGTTCGAGCGGCACGTCATGTATCAGCGGCTCGTCGCGAATGTCGGCAGGGAAGCGGCGGACGCTGCCGCCGCACGATGGCCGGGCGTCGTCAACCCGAAGCGCGGCGGCTACCAGGGCGGCGCCGCCGAATACGTGCGGCTCGACACCGCGGCGCGCATCGACGCGGCATCCGCTTACGAGTCCGCGAGCTGGGGCGCGTTCCAGATCATGGCGTATCACTGGAAACGCCTGGGTTACGCGAGCGTCGACGAATTCGTGTCCCGTATGGAGCTGGGCGAAGCCGAGCACCTCGACGCGTTCGTGCGGTACGTCGCGGCCGACAAGAAGCTGCTAGCGGCGCTTCGTGCCCGGAAGTGGGCAGCGTTCGCGGAAGGCTACAACGGCCCGGAATTCGCGATCAACCTGTATGACGTGAAGCTCGACCGCGCGTATGCGAAGTACGCCGGCACGGGCAAGGCGGCCGCATGAACCTCTCGCGCCTCATGCCGTGGCTGGCGCTGCTCGCGTTGATCGCGCTCGTCGCAAGCTGTCAGCACGGCCGCGCGCTGCGCGCGCAGCTCGACCGGGCGACCGACGACGCGCGCCGCGCGAAACACGACGCGCAGGCGAGCGCCGCCGTGATCGAGCGCCTGTTGGCCGATGCCAAGGCGAAAGACGCGCAGCGCGCGCAGCTCGCGCGCGCACGCGCCGGCGTCGACGCGACGCTCGCGACCTATCGAAACGAACTGCGGAGACTGATCGATGAAAACGCCGCCGTGCGCGCCTGGGCTGCTGGCGCTCTGCCTGACGATGTTGTGCGCCTGCACGCAAGCCCCGCCCTCAACGGCGCCGACGATTTCGCTCAACGAATGCGCGGCGGTGACGCCGTGCACGATGCCGGCGATGGCGCCACGGACCAACGGTGAACTCAGCGACGCGCTGCACGTCGCGCGCGCGGCGTGGGCGCGCTGCGCGTCCGAAGTCGACATGATCGCGACGTGCCAGGCACGCGTGCGGCTGACGGACGGCCATGAATAAGCCGAGCAGCCTACGCGCGGCGCTCGTCGCCGCGTTACCGCAGCTCAACGCCTCGCCGGACCAGTTGCTCGTGTTCGTCAACGAAGGCCGGATCGAGGCGACGGGCACGCGCACGGCGTCGTTCGACTATGAATACGAGTGCGAGATCATCATTCGCGACTTCATCGGCAACCCGGACGACGTGATGATCGCCTTGGTCGAATGGGCGCGCGCGAATCAGCCGGATCTCGTGACGAATCGGGACGAGCGCCGTAACGGCATGACGTTCGTCGCCGACATCCTGTCGAACAACGCCGTCGACCTCGGGCTCAAGGTGAAGCTGTCGGAAAGCGTCGTGGTCGGCACCGACGAAGCCGGCAACCGCACGGTCGAGCACATCGACGACGCAGCCGACGAGTGGCTCTCATGACGGACGATCTTCAGGCGCTCGAACGATGGGCGGGCGGGTTGCTCGCGAAGCTGTCGCCGGCGGCCCGCCGTCAACTGCTGCGCGAGCTCGGCCGCGATCTGCGCCGCGCGCAGCAGTCGCGCGTCGCCGCGCAGCGGAATCCGGACGGCAGCGCGTACGAGCCGCGGAAGGTGAAGGCGGGCGGCAAGCGCTTGCGCGAGAAGGCCGGCCGCGTCAAGCGCGAGGCGATGTTCCGGAAGCTGCGCACCGCGCGCTATCTGCGCATCGATGTCGACAACACGGGGCTGGCGATCGGCTTCGACGAACGACTGTCGCGCATCGCACGTGTCCACCAGGAGGGCCAGAAGGCGCCCGTCGAGCCGGGCGGGCCGCTCGCGCAGTATCCGGTTCGCGTCGTGCTTGGCATTTCCCCAAATGATCGAGAACTTGTACGAGATCGTTTAATTAAGCACCTTAGCCAATAAACCACCTCATACAAAGACATTTCGCCATTCCAATTCAGCAACCGACAAGTCCTGCAACAGGCATCGGTCCTGGAATCGTGCAAGCGGTCCCGATTGGCATGGCATCAAACAATGGATAAACCCAAAATGCCGCGCCGTTATAGCAGACGTTCCCGCGCGTGACGCCAGCTGGATCGACAAAGCAGACCGCATGCGAGACAACCGGAAAAAGCAGTGCCATTGCAATTAGAGCGGCTTTCATTTTTATAACCCCCGCATGTTGATAATAAATATTTATTTAATTGCGCATCCGCGCGCATCGTTTATTGATTTAATGCGCGAAGTCAGTATAGGCGGAAGCCCATTTAAAGTCACGGCGATCGATTTTCGTCTGATGAATGACGAGGCATTCCTTTTTTGTTAGTTGCATGGCTGCATAAGTCGGTTGCAAGCAAGTGAGCGATACGTCTGATTCGTCTCGCTTCCGATCCAGTGCAACCCCGCCTCGCGCGCCGCGGCGAGAAACGTGCCGGAACCGGCAAAC